AGAGGCGCTATATTGTTGGTTCATCGAAAGGAACCCAAGTGGCAGCAACCCCCGAAGCGAAGGTGAAAGCGAAGATCAAAGCGATCCTTGCCAAACACAACGCTTATTACACCATGCCCATTGGCGGCATGTACGGCAACAGCGGAACCCCTGACTTCCTGTGCTGTGTGCGCGGTAGGTTCGTGGCGGTAGAGGCAAAGGCTAAGAGAGGGCGGGCGACAGCCCTCCAAGAGAAACACTTGAGGGACATACGAGAGCGAGGCGGCATTGCCTTAATCGTCAACGAAGAAAACTTGAACGAGCTTGACACAACACTGGAGCAACTATCATGAGAGAAGCAGTAAAAATTGTCATCGACCGCATGCAGTCACACCCTGAAGATTTTGATCTCTACGGTAAATTCCGTTGGGTTGTTGAGGAATCGTATGGGATTCATGGTGACAACGTGCTGACAGACACAGAGATAGAAACGTTTAAGCAAGCACATAAAGAGCTTATGTATCGCAGGTTCCACGCCCGGGTGATGAAGTCACTGTTGGACGATGGGCCACAGGAGGAAGAGAGGCGGGCAAAGGGGTACCAGCTGGGGCTTGGCAGAGTAGTAGCGAGTCAAGGCTTCACCGGCACGTTGACGGGTGCATCTAACCCATACCCGATCCCCAAACGAGTTGTATGAACACAAGGAGAGCAAGATGAACATCGAGATAGGCGCAGGTATTCAAGCATTGGTTAGCCGCATGGCAACCAACCCGGAAGAGTTCTTTGATGAGGCTCCGAAGTGGCGCTTCATGTTTGCCGACCGCTTCCGCGACACCATGACCGAGTCGGAGAAGGGGGCCATCCACGCAGCCCTCAAGGAAGTTCGGCGCAAAGAGTTTGAGCACAAGGTGATGCGTACGCTGCTGGAAGGAGATTTGAAAGAGCAAGCCATGTCTGCTCTTACTGCGACGAGCCGAGGCCAGATAACCCACTCAAACATTGCCGCAAGCGGTACATTCACTAGTGGCTTCAATGTTATTGAACCCCGCAGCGTATTTTAAAAATGAAAATCCTCACCGTTGACTTTGAGACGTTCTACGATCAGGACTTTAGCCTGACGAAGATCACGACAGAAGAGTACGTGCGCAGTGATGAGTTTGAGGTCATAGGCGTATCAGTGCAAGTGGATGACGGAGAGCCTCAGTGGTTCTCCGGTACGTTTGAGCAGACCAAGGCGTTCCTCAATTCGTTTGACTTCCCCAGCAATCTTGCGCTGGCACACAACGCTATGTTCGATGCAGCGATCCTGCATTGGCACTACGGCATCAGCCCTCGGGGCTGGCTGGACACGCTGAGCATGGGCCGTGCTCTGCATGGCACGGAGGTGGGCGGCAGCTTAGGCGTACTAGCCAAGCACTACGACTTGGGAGTCAAGGGCGACGAGGTGGTCAACGCCAAGGGCAAGCGTAGGTTGGACTTCTCACCAGATGCGCTAGCCCGTTACGGTGAGTACTGCTGCAACGATGTGGCTTTGACGTTCGCGCTGTTCAGAGAGATGGCTGCTAGCTTCCCACAGTCCGAGCTTCGCTTGATTGATCTGACTTTGCGCATGTTCTGCGAACCTGTGCTTGAGTTGGACAAGTCGGTGCTACTGGATCATGTGCAAGCAGTAGGCGCGAAAAAAGAAGCACTGCTTGGCGCTGTGACTATGGTAGACAAAGATCAGCTTATGTCTAACCATAAGTTTGCTGCAACGCTCAAGATGTTTGGGGTAACACCGCCGACCAAGAAGAGCCCAACTACAGGCAAGGAGACGTATGCGTTCTCCAAAACTGACGAGGGGCTAAAAGCATTGCTGGAGCACGAAGATGATCGAGTGCAGGCCATAGTTGCAGCGAGGCTAGGCGTCAAGTCAACGCTAGAGGAGACGAGGACGCAGCGGTTTATGGACATTGCCAAACGAGGGAGCTTACCCATACCACTGCGCTACTACGCAGCGCACACGGGTCGTTGGGGCGGTGACGACAAAGTGAACATGCAGAACCTGCCGAGGGGCTCACAACTGAAGTACGCCATCATCCCACCAGCAGGCTACGTGCTGTGTGACTCAGACTCTTCGCAGATCGAAGCGCGAACCTTGGCATGGCTAGCCGAGCAGGACGATTTGGTCGATGCCTTTGAGCGTGGGCAGGATGTGTACAAGATCATGGCTTCAGCCATCTACAGCAAGCCCGAGAGCGATATCACGAAGGACGAGCGGTTCGTCGGCAAGACCACCATTCTTGGCAGTGGCTACGGCATGGGGGCTAAGAAGTTTCAGGAGCAGTTGAGGAACTTTAAGGTAGATATCGACAAGGACGAGGCACAGCGCATCATTGACACGTATCGAGATACGTATAAGAAGATACCGGAGCTGTGGAAGAAAGCGCAAGACGCCATCGACTGGATGCTTGCTAATCAGTCAGGCAAATTTGGCCGAGGCGGTCTGATCGAGGTGGAAGGCAAGAAGGGTATACGCCTACCCAACGGGCTGTATCTGAAGTACCCCAACCTGCGCAAACAGCAGGACGAAGACGGTGACTACGGCTATGTCTACGACACAAAAAAGGGTAAGAGCGTAACCACTACGCGCATCTACGGCGGCAAGCTCATAGAGAACATCTGCCAAGCCCTAGCCCGTATCATCATCGGGGAGCAGATGCTGATGATCGCCAAAAAGTACCGTGTAGTAATGACGGTGCATGATGCGATTGCTTGCATCATCCCAAAGGACGAAGCCGAACAAGGCCAAGAGTACGTTGAACTGTGCATGCGGCTCAGACCCGCTTGGGCATCTGAGCTACCCCTTAACTGTGAAGCTGGATATGGAGAAAGCTATGGAGCCTGCTGAGTTGATTGATTACGCCCATCCTTGCATGATGGCAGAGAACGCTTTGAAAGAGGCGCACATCCACATGCTGAACCGAGAGTATGACGAAGCCATCGAACAAGCGTTCAAGGCAATCGTTGAAACGAAGCTGATGATCAACTCCATCAAGCACATGCAAGGACAAGATACATGACCCGCGACGACATAATCCGCATGGCGCGGGAGGCGGGTCTGCGCAGTGCTGTAATTCTGCATTTGTACGGCGGCAAGGAAGGTGCTTTGTGCGACTCCGAAATCGAGGAACTTGCGCAGATTGAACGCCTCTTCCACATGGCCCAAGCAGCCGAGCGCAACAAGGTGGCTCAGTGGATGATTGCCAAAGGCTACGCCACCGGCCACGGGGACACGGTTGAAGACCTGCTCAAAGAGTTGGAGTGGCAAGTGCGTGAGTCTGAGCGCGAGGCGTGTGCGAAGGTGTGTGAGGACAAAAACACTTTGTTGGCTTGGCCGACATACGCCGCCGCAATCCGAGCAAGGGGGCGGGAATGAAAGACGACACCATTAAAAACTTTATGCCGATTGGAAGCCTTGAGTTGAAGCTGGCTGTGGCAAGGGCGGAGGGTTACACAATCCGAGAGATCAAGACAAGGCATCACCACGTTGTTGATGGGGTAGTTGTTACGTCGGTGGACGAGAGCAAGCCGACATACTATTTCTTCAACGACCGACCGCTGCCTGCGCTTGACCCATACCGCATTGCGATGGAGTTTTATTTGAAGGAGAAAAATCATGGATAAAGACACAGGTGGGCCAGCGTTTCCAACCACTAACCATCACGGGCACAAACTAGAAGGCATGTCCCTGCGCGACTACTTCGCGGGCAAGGCGATGCAGGCGTTGATTCAAACCCCGCCAAACAAATGGCCCGAGGACATGATTGGTAGGAGTATCAGCGTGTGCGCCTACGAGATGGCTGACTCTATGCTGAATGCAAGGGGGCAGTCATGAAAGAAGACATAGCAAAGATGCTGCGTCAGGCAGCGGAATACGCCGACACTCACACAAAAGATATGGAGCCAAACGATGATGAGTGGTCTGCGCTAAGAGACAAACGCTTTGCCGAACTTGTTCGTGCTGATGAGCGCGAGGCGTGTGCGAAGGTGTGTGAGGACAAATACACTTTGTTGGCTTGGCCGACATACGCCGTCGCCATCCGAGCAAGGGGGCAGGCATGAAACGCGATCTGTATGACTTCATCACACCACCAGATACACCCAAGGAAGCACACACAACCATGTACTACTTCCCGCACCAACAAAAGAGTGGTCTGGGCCTTCAGCCAACTGGGCCTGCGTTCAGAGAACTTCCATGCATGGTGGTTCACTACGACAAAGCAGGCAACCTGCTGTTTACACGGTTCATCTTTAAAGATGGCACATGGAGGGATGAGAAATGAAAGAAGACATCATCCGCATGGCGCGGGAAGTTAGCGGGTCGATGCTACATAGTGGAGAGTTTGCGCTTTTTGGAAACCACCAGATCGAGCGTTTTGCCGCCCTTGTCGCTGCACGTTGCGCAGAGATTGCCTACGAAGCCGAGCCGTGGCATTCTGCTGATCTGATCCGCGAAGCATTTGGGGTGGAGAAATGAACGACATCCATTCCTGCCACTTTGGGTGTCAACGTCCTGCCTGTGTGCTGGCTCAGCGGGATCAGCTGTGGGCACTTGTCCGACCCATCTACGATGCTATGTGTAAGCTCGACCCCAAACACCGATGGACGTTCGACTACACGATACAACGCGCCGCAGAGGAACTCAATAAACTCGCGGTAGCAGCAGCGACATGTCCACCGTGCAACAACAACTGCAACCAAGGTCGGGACTGCCCCGCGATTAAATGAAATGCCCACTGTGCGGAGCCCCAAGTGATGTCAAACAAACCAAATCAATCGACGGTGCCCCCATCAGACGCCGCATCTGTTTCAACGAGCACAGCTTCAACACCAAAGAGGTTGCGATCACAACGCCGAAACCAAAGCGCTTGACAAAGACAAGCCAGCGAGCGATCATCTGATGCACGTACTAAGGAGTATTGCATGAGTCTTGTTTGGTCATTCAGCAGCTTGAAAACGTTTCAACAGTGCCCCAAAAAATACTATCACTTGAAAGAAGCTAAGGACGTTGTAGACACCCCGCACGAGGCTGCTATGTATGGCAGTCTGGTTCACAAGGCAGCAGAAGATCATGTGCGAGATGGCAAGCCCATCCCGAAGAAGTACTCGTACATGGAGCCGATTGTGGATGCGCTCAAAGACATACCGGGGGACAAGCACTGCGAGCTAGAGCTAGGGATCACAGAGTCACTACAACCCTGCGCATTCCGCGCACCTGACGTATGGTGGCACGGGATCATTGACCTGCTGATTGTTGACGAGGAGAAGAAGACAGCGCACATGGTGGACTACAAGACGGGCAAGAGCGCCCGTTACGCCGACACTAAGCAGTTGGACTACATGGCAGTGGCTGTGTTTGCTCACTTCCCTGCTATCACGAAGATCAAGTCCGCGCTTCTGTTCGTTGTCAGCAATGAGTTTGTAAGAAAGCAGCACGAGATAGAGAACAAGGACCAGTACATCAAGTCGGCTTTGGTGGACATAGACCGACTCAAGCAAGCCAAACAGAACGGCGTGTGGAACCCAATTCAAGGACCACTCTGCAAGTTCTGCCCGGTAAAACAATGTGAGCACAACAGGAGCTAACCATGTACACACGCCCAATCTATGAGACCGAAGCCGACCGAGCCAGAGAAAGGCTGGTGCAACAGCACTTGGTCAGTAAGATAGATTGCTCATTCACTGAAGCGCCCCCGCAGGACAACGTTGATGGCTATCTCGTCAACCACGATGGCACACTCGGCGCTGTAGTAGAGATCAAGATCAGGTCCAACCGGAGCACTACGTACGATACCTACATGCTCAGTGCGTACAAGTGGCGTAACGGGTTGCACAGGGCCAAGATGTTGGGAGTACCATTCTTCCTAGTAGTGAAGTTTGTAGACGGCATCTTCATGACTGTTGTCGAAGACGACTATGAGATTAGAAGCGGTGGCAGGTATGACCGCAACGATTTGATGGACGTAGAGAACTGTGTGTACATCCCCATGAACAAATTCAGACCTGTATAGGAGTCATCATGCCATACGTGAATAAACCCCGCCCGTACAAGAAAGAGTACCAGCAACAGCTGGCGCGTAACGAAGGCCGGTCCCGTCTTGAGCGCCAACGTGCGCGAGAGCAGTTCGATCAGAAGAACGCCGACAGTGACGGAGACGGCACTGCCGACTCCAGAGAAGGCAAAGACCTTGCGCACGTCAAGGCACTAAGCCGAGGCGGTTCCAACAAGCACGGCGTAAAAGTCGAGTCTGCTTCTGGCAATCGGTCGTTCAAGCGTAACTCTAATCATCAGTTGGTATCCGAGCGCAGCAAGCGAGAGCGTAAAAAATGAATTTGTCAGAGTATGACTGGCCGTGCCCCACCGGCATCACACCATTTGCACATCAGAAAGAAACAGCAGCGTTCCTAGCGGCAAAGCCCAAAGCCTTCTGCTTCAACGAGCAAGGCACAGGCAAGACTGCTTCGGTCATTTGGGCAACCGACTACCTGATGAAGCTCAAGCTGCTCAAGCGAGTGCTCGTCATATGCCCTCTGTCCATCATGTCCTCGGCGTGGCAGCAAGACCTGTTTAAGTTCGCAGTTCACCGCAGGGTTGCTGTAGCGTATGGCAGCGCGAACAAGCGCAAAGAGATCATCAGCGGTGATGCCGAGTACGTCATCATCAACTTCGATGGCGTGCAGATATGCAAAGCAGAGATCATCGCCGGAGGCTTTGATCTGATTGTGGTTGACGAAGCATCAGCATACAAGAACGCA